CTGTCGCCCAGGCCAACCCCGCCCTCGGCTACCGCATCGGCTACGACGTCCCGGAGCGCGAGCGCGCCTCGCTGTCCGAGGACGACTACCGGCGCGAGCGCCTGGGCGGCTGGGACACCGACGAGAAGCGCGGCGTCATCCCCGCCGACATCTGGGCGGGCCTGGCGTCCGACCAGCCCACCTCCGAGCGCGAGGTCTGCATCTCGCTCGACGCCGCTCCTGACCGCTCGACGGCCTCGGTCGCTCTGGCTGGCTGGCGCGACGTCGACGACCGCCCCCAGGTCGAGGTCATCCGCCAGGCTGGCGGCGTCGCCTGGGTCGCCGACTACGTCGCCCAGGTCGTCTCGCGCCAGAAGGTCCGCGCGGTCGTCGTCGACTCGGTCGGCCCGGCTGCCTCCCTCATCGAGCCCCTCCGCGCCCGCGGCGTCCTCGTGACGACCACGAGCGCCTCCCAGGTCGTCCAGGCCTGCGGCGCGTTCTACGACGCCGCGATGGCCGACGGCCTGCGCCACATCGACCAGCCCCAACTCACCACGGCCCTCGCCGCCGCGCGCAAGCGCAACCTCGGCGACGCCTGGGCCTGGCACCGCAAGGACACCACCGACATCTCGCCCCTCGTGGCCGTGACCCTCGCCCTCTGGGGCCTCACGTCCACCTCCATCGCCGCCCCCAAGGCCCGCAAGGCCCCGCGTGTCTCGACGCGCATGTACGGCTTCTCGTGACCCCGTAGGAGGTCCCCTTGCTCTCCCCTGACGACCTCCGCGAGAGCGGCCTGTCCGCCCTCCGCAAGGAGGCCCCCGCCCAGAAGACCCGCTGGAGCCTCTACAAGGGCGAGCACGACCTCCCCTACGCCCCCGAGGGCGTGAACGGCGAGTACCTGGCCCTCCGTGAGATGGCCCGCGTCCCGCTCATCCGCCTCGCCGTCCGCACGGGCGTCCAGCGCCTCCGCGTCGACGGCGTGCGCCTGGGCGGCGCTGACGACCGCGACAAGGCGACCTGGGCTGTCTGGCAGGCCAACCGGCTCGACTCGCTCCAGCGCCTCGTCTACGTCCACGGCGCGGTCTACGGCAAGGGCATCGTCTCCGTCTGGCCGAACGCCGAGAACGAGGACCTCCCCCTCATCAAGGTCGAGGACCCGCGCCGCGTCCACGTCGAGCCCGACCCGATGGACCCCTTCCGCCCGCTCTGGGCCGTGAAGACCTGGGACGAGGCCCGCACGACGCCCCTGGGCATCGTTTACACGGCCAAGTGCGCCACGGTCTTCGCCGAGGGCTTCGTCTGGCGCTGGGAGACCACGTCGCCCACGGGCGTCGCTCCGAACGGCGAGTGGGACCTCGTCGACGTCTTCGACAACCCCCTGGGCCGCGTGCCCTTCGTCGTCTTCGCGCCCGAGATGGACGCCGACGGCGACACCCTGAGCATGGTCGACCCGCTCGTCCCGATGCAGCGCGCCATCGACACCATCCGCTTCGACCTCCTCCTCGCGGCCCAGTTCGCCGCGTACCGCCAGAGGGTCGTCGTCGGCTACGACCCGGTCGTCCGCGACGAGGACGGCGAGGTCGTCGTCAAGACGGACGCCAACGGCGAGCCGATCCTGGACGCGAACGGCATGGCCCAGCCCGTCACCTCGACGCCTGGGCGCGTCGGCGTCGACCGGCTCCTCGTCTTCCCTGGCGAGGACACCAAGGTCTTCGACCTGGCCGAGTCCAACCTGGCGAACTACGTCACGGCGCTCGACATGCTCCTCTCCACCTTCGCCGCGACGAGCCAGGTGCCCGCCCAGTACCTCGCGGGCGACTTCAAGAACGTCTCCGGCGACCTCATGGTCGCCACGGAGGCGACGCTCCTGTCGCTCGTCAAGGACCTCCAGACCGCCTACGGCGACTCCTGGGAGGAGGTCTTCTCCCTGGCGAACATCGCCCGAGGAGAGGCCGAACTCCCCCTGGGCACCGAGGTCGTCTGGGCCGACGAGGCCCCCAAGAGCCTCGCTGTCGTCGCCTCGGCGATGTCGCAGATGGTCCCCAACGGCGCACCGGCCCGCATGTTCCTGGAGATGCTCCCCGGAGCCACCCAGGCCAAGGTCGAGCGCTGGATGGGCATGTCGGCGGACGCGCTCCAGCGCGCGCTCGCTGGCGACCTCGCCGCCGCTCTGACCGGACCCAAGGAGGCCCCCAGTGCAGACGATGCCTCCGAGCCTCTCCCCGCTGGCTGAGTCGTTCTACCTCCAGCAGCAGGCCACCGCGCGAGCCGCCGCGGACGGCGCACAACGCCTCTGGCGTGAGATGCCGTCCGCGGGGCTCCCGGAGCGCTTCGCCTACTGGCGCACCGCGATTGACGACCTGGCTCCGCTCGTCCAGACCGCCCAGGTCGCCAACGCGGCCCGAGCGGTCACCTACGTCGACACGGCTGCGGCGCTCCAGGGCGCGTCGAGCACGGCTCCGGCCAAGGTCGCCGTCTCGGCGTTCACCACGCCGACGGACGACCTGGCTGAGTGGCTCCGCTCGCCGATGCTCCACCTCGCCGCGCTCGTCGTCGGCGGCGCGCCTGAGACGACGGCCATGACGGTCGCCCTGTCCACGCTCGTCCGCCAGGTCGCCACGCTGGCCCAGGACGCGGGCCGTGAGGCCACGGGCGTCGGCAACTACGCCCACCCGGACCTCGACGGCTACTACCGCCGCCTCCGGACTCCCTCGTGTAAACGCTGCGCGGTCATGGCGGGGGCCTACTACAAGGCCTCCTCCGGCTTCCTGCGCCATCCCCTCTGCGACTGTGTCCACGTCCCCGCGGCGGACCAGTACGACGACGGCCCCTTTGACGTCGCCCGAGCGCTCAAGCGCGGCGACATCACCGGCTTCACCCAGGCCGAGAGCGACGCCCTCATGGAGGGCGCGGACCTCTCCCAGGTCGTGAACGCCAAGCGCAAGGGCTCCCTCCAGCGCTCCCGCATGTACGGCGCGCGACCCACCCCCGACTCCATCTACGCCCAGGCCAAGGGCGACCGCGGCAAGGCCCTCGCGCTCCTGGAGCGCCACGGCTACATCGTCGCCTGACCGAGAGGCCCCCATGACCTACCTCTGGCTCGTCTGGCTCGCCCTCTTCGGCGTCCTGGAGGCCTACGCCCTCTGGAGCCCCAAGGCGGGCGACACCCTCTCCGAGCACGTCTGGGAGTGGTTCGCCATCGCCCCGCACGGCGAGGCCGACAAGCGCCCCGTGACCCCTGGCATCCGGCTCCGCCGCTTCGCCCTGGGCGCGTTCCTGGCGTGGCTCTCGCTCCACTTCCTCACTGGCGGGGCCTTCTAGGCCCTCCTCCCCCCAATCCCCCACTCCCACAACGGGAGGCGCGTGACGGGCTCCGCTCTGAGCCCGGTTCCCCAAGGAGACCTTCGTGTCCGACACCGCAACCGCCGCCAACTCCGCTGCCCCCGAGGGCACCCCCGCCGAGGGCTCCGCGCCCGAGGGCAACGAGGGCACCCAGGAGGTCCAGGAGACCGGCAAGACCTTCACCCAGGCCGACCTCGACCGCATCGTCGCGGAACGCCTGGCGCGCGAGTCCAAGAAGTACGCCGACTACGACGACCTCAAGGCCAAGGTCGCCGCGCTCGACGAGGCCAAGGAGGCCACCACCTCCGAGGCCGACAAGGCCATCGAGGCCGCGCGCAAGGAGGTCGAGGACAACCTCCGCGCCGAGTTCGCCCGTGAGCGTGTGACCGACAAGGTCGACGCCCTGGCGGCTGGCAAGTTCGCCGACGTCGAGGACGCCCGCCTCCGGCTGGCCCCGCGCGTCGACGAGTTCATCAAGGACGGCGCTGTCGACATCGACGCGATCACCAAGGCCCTCGACGAGGTCCTGGACAAGCACCCGCACCTCGCCGCCCAGCCCGTCAAGAAGACGCCCTCCGCCTCGCGCGCGGGCATCGGCACGGCGGGCACCGGCTCCAAGGCCCCCCAGGTCTCCCCAGGCATCGACCGGCTGCGCTCGGCCTACGCCGACAAGGCCTGACCCTCACCCACCTCCCGGCGCGCACGCGCTGACCCCTTCCAACCCCAGGAGAACCCATCATGTCCCTCACCCTCGCCCAGGCCGCACCCCTGAGCACGGACGACCTCCAGCGCGGCGTCGTCGAGACCTTCGTGCAGGAGAGCCCCGTGCTCGACCGCCTGCCGCTCCTGCCCATCCAGGGCAACGCCTACGCCTACAACGAGGAGGAGTCGCTTCCGGGCGTCGCCTTCCGTGCGGTGAACGCGGGCTACGCCGAGAGCACCGGCACCGTCGTCCAGCGCACCGAGACGCTCGCCATCCTCGGTGGCGACGCGGACGTCGACCGCTTCATCGTGCAGACGCGCGGCAACCTGAACGACCAGCGCGCGACCCAGACCCGCATGAAGGTCAAGGCCGCGTCGTTCCTCTTCCAGGACACCTTCATCAACGGCACCGAGCCCGGCACGGGCGACGCCGCGACCAACTCCTTCGTCGGCCTCAAGAACCGCCTCACCGGGCGTCAGGTCATGGACGCCACCGGCATCGACCTGTCGGTCGTGTCCGAGGCCGAGGCCCACGACTTCTTCGACATGCTCGACGAGGCCATCGCCCTCGTGCCGGGCGCGTCGGCGATCTACGCCAACCGCGGCCTCATCTCCAAGGTGAAGAGCGCGGGCCGTCGCATCGGCGGCACCGAGATGGTCCGCGAGGACCTGACCGGCAAGCGCGTCGTCCAGTACCAGGGCATCACCATGCTCGACCTGGGCCAGAACGGCGCGGGCGCGGACATCATCGCCAAGGACGAGGTCGAGGGCACCAGCGACCTCTACGTCGTCAAGTTCGGCCAGGACGAGACCGACGGCGGCGTGACCGGCCTGACCAACGGCGGCGTCATGGTGGACGACCTGGGCATGCTCGACAGCAAGCCCGTCTACCGCACGCGGATCGAGTTCTACTGCGGCCTCGCCACCTTCGGCGGGCGCGCGGCTGCCCGCGTCACCGGCATCAAGCACTGAGCGACGCGCCTCTAGGCGCTCCTCGTGTCCCCAGGAGGCTCCTGGGCGTCCTCACGGACGTCTGGGGGCCTCCTGGGCCTCCGGGCCTCTCCCAGGCCCTCCTAGCCCGTTCCTCGCCTCCAGGAGGCTCTCGTGTCCCTCTTCGTCGTCCCCGAGGACTTCGACGCCGCGCTCCCGACTGTGAGCGAGGCCCGCCTCGCCGAGGTCATCGCCGACGCCGAGGCGATGGCGACCCTCTACGCTCCCGGCCTCAAG